CTCTCCGCCGCTTTAATTGCAGTTTTGGACATTTCTTCCATACTCATCCCCATTTGGTCAGCTAACGCCTTTGATTTTCTCAAGTTAGCTCCGGTAATTTCAAATCTACCTAATTCAGAGTTATATGTTGCCAATGAACCCGCAACACCTATCATCGCATCTTGTAACCCACCGGCATCATTTGTTGCCATATACATCAGTTTTAATGGGTCATTGAAATCCCCAATAGCACCACCAATCGCCTGTAATTCAGCCGACATTGCGATTGCTTGGTCAGGGTCAAAAAGTTTATCCGCCATTGATTTAACTTTTTCAATATTCATGTTAAATTCAACAGATTTTTGAACCATTCTGGTTAAACCTTCCACACCATTTTTAAATCCAATGGTGTTTAATTTATCCATGTTACTTCCAATTTCGGATACAACTTTTCTAGCGTTTAAACCGAGTTTTAAAGAACTTTTACCCGCGTTATCAATTTCTTTAATTGCGTCTTTAGCACCAATACCTACTTTTTCAAAACTATCTAAAGCATCCCCTAATTTACTTAAATCACCATAAAACGCTCTCGCTGTTGCTTGTGATTCAATTAAGACATCTTTACCAAAAGTTGTCATTTTTCCTGTATTTTCAACTAATTGGGTTGCATAGTCTTTAACATCTTCAAAACCAAAAGCCATTGCGGTTGCCGCTGGTAATGTGTCAATAATATTACTTCTAACTTGTCTGGATAAATCACCTGTAACACCTAACTGAGCGTTAACTTGGTTTCTTAATTTAACTTCTTGACCTAATATTTGAGTGACACCGTCCATCACCGAAGTGATTCCCGCTCCAGCTAAACTCATTACAGTGTCTCCAACTGATTTAGATTCTCTAACAATCGTGAATAATTTATCTGAAACTGTACTAAGTTGAAATATTGTATCTTGAGTTCCTTCTAATGACGAATATTGATATCCAATACTTTGTTGAGATATGTCTTGAGTACCAAGTAAACCTGTTACAGTTGATTGAACGGCACTTGTAACTTTACCAGTTTGACCACCGGTAGATGCGTTTGTTGTTTGTGGTGCACTTGATGAATATGCCGTGTATTGGTTATCAATGTAATTTTTTACATTTGGGTCATTTCCATTTATACCCGTATTTTCAGCAAGCACTTGAGCTAAGAACCCATTGTAATCTTTTCTAGATGCAAGTCTTTTAGCGTCATCGGATATTCTAATGTTCATAACAATAAATACTATTTAGGGGCGTTTTCTAACTCAATAATATACTCCACATAGTATCTACGTATAAAAACTGGCATTGTTAATATATCACCATAACTAAAACCTTTTTTAATTAAAAATAAAATTTCATCTAATTGACCTTTCTTATATTCCATAGAAAGGACGAAAAAACTCCACCCCGAATCCAATTTCTACTTGGACATCTTCTCCTGACGGGGTTTTTACTGTTTTTGTTAATTCTAATCCTGGCTTATTTTCTTTTACAAATTTTCTAAAATCTTGGGAATCTTTTATTGGTAACCTTTCAACAAAATTGTGAATATTCATCATATCTTTGTTACCGGCGACTGATTTAATCATCATTTCCAATTGTTTGGTTATAATTGGGGCAACTCCTTGTCCATTCCAACTTTTTTTCAATTCATCTAATTCTTTTTCCTGTTTTGGTGTCAAGAATTTAAATGTGATTTGAACTTGGGATTTTTCCATAAAGTATGAATATTCTCCATTGGCATCTGATTCTAAATTAAAATCTTTAAACTTTAATTCACTCATATCAACAGAAACTGTAAACTCTTTTTCTGTTTGAGGGTCAATTAGTCTTAATTTATATTCTGGACCAAATGCGGTATTTCTTAAAAAAATAAGAACCGCTTGTCTATCTTCTTCAACAATATCTTCAATTTGGATATCTCTATCTAAAATTTTTCTTCTTAATAATTCATCCACAACACCATTTGCTGCAATTAAATTTTGTGCCGATAGAACATTTTCGTCTGCTGCTGTCAAATATGCAACTTTCAATGATTTCTTTTTATTTTGATAATGTATACCCCTTGAAGGTAGTTCAACAACGTCATATGCAATTGTTGGGTCAACTCTGTATTCTTCCATATTTTTTTATTTAATAACTAGTATAATTTACAAAATTTTATAAAAAAGTAAAGGTCTCCTTTTGAGAGACCTTTTATTGACAGATTTTTTATTATTTGATTAGTAAACTAAAATACATCTATCCATTCTTAACGAACATGTGATTGATGCAATATCATCTCTTGAATAATCAAGTTCGTTAAAGTTTAAGTCGGTGATAAAAGAACCTTGAAGAATCCACTTTTCAACCACAACCCCCGTTGGGTCTAACATTTCTAATTCAATATCCTTTTTATAACCAGCTGCGTAACCCATACGACCTGTTACCGATTCGGCGTGTAGACGGAACCACTCCATCAACGCTTGTGCCGCTGAAGGACCAATTGGGTCTTTGAAGGTTACTCTTATTTCGTTCCATTCGAATCTACCAGCAACATATGTTGAAGTGTTGATGAAAGGAATCGCAACTGAATTAATTTTTGCGCTTGGCCTAGCACTTGAAGTTACATACCATTCGTTGATACCCAATGATGAGGGAAATCTAAGTATGAATCGGTTAACTCTCTTCGGTTCGTAAGGAACCGGCATTTTCATTAATAAATCTGCCATGTCAATATTTGTTTTTTAGTTTTTTTATTTTTAATCTTTCTTATAAATATGTTGTATGTGAAAAAACAAAAAAAATCTTGTTCACCACTTGATTATGTCAAAATTATTTCGTATTTTTTCCATACTAGTACTAGATGCTAGTAAATAAAGAACTAGATTAAAGAAACTAGAATAACTAGAATCAAATAAACTAGAACTAGAATACTGGTGCATATACTGGGTAATTTATAATTTTATTTTTTTTATATTTTAGTATTTCCGTTGGTTACCATAAAAACGTTCCACGTGAAATAAAAATAGGGAGGGTTTCCCCTCCCCTTTTTTTATTAGATATTATCAAATGATGCTCCTGTTGGTGTGATTATGAATTCAACATCGATAAATTCAAGAGCTCTTGTTGGTTTGATATAGATTTTACCTCTCAAAGTATTCGCATCAATATCTTCAGGGTCGTTAGAAACCGTTACACGGAATTCATATAAACCTCTTTCTCTCTTGATTGCGTCTAATATTGGATTAACCAATCTCAAGAACTCGTTACGAACTTGTTCGTCGTTTTGTTCAAACAATAATCTTACCGCTACGGCTGAAATCAATTTTCTTGCTCTTAACAGTAATCTTCTTACGTTAATTCTATCCAACGCTGATTCACGTACTTGAAGAGTTTTGTTACCCCAAATAATTGTACCAGTATCCGCAAATGTTGCGATTGGGTTAATTCTCGCTTTGTAAAGGTTATCTCTCTCATCCAAAGTTAATTTCTTGTAAGCTTTAATTGAGTTTACCAAACCTCTTGAGTAACCCGCTACTGCGAACCAAGGGAAAGATACGTTATCAGTTAACGCGATGTTTCTCAATACTTCACCTGTTGGTGGTAAGTATAATTGTGTAGCGTTGTCTGCGTCCCTTACTTGAATCCAAGGCCAGTAAACAGCTGAGTAGTTACTATCAATTGCCACACCATCCAAAGCGTCTATTACTTCATCCGCTGTACCATAGTTCGGTGATGAAATCACATAAAGTGAATCCGCTCTATCTTCTTCAATCATATCGATTGCGTAAGATGTTAATGAACTGTGGTCGTAGAAGTTAATACCTGGTGTTGCGAAGATGTTTACATCAACCGCTTCAGGGTTTGCAAACGTGTCAATACCTTGAGTGTAAGCGTAGTAGTCAGAGTTTCCTGATACTGTACTAAACACACCACCATTAGTGGTATTACCACTTGTATAAGTGTTTTTACCAAAGATATATCCATCACCATATGTTCTTACATTTCTGTAGATATCCCAACCATCAAATCCACCACATGCTGCGAATGTAAATTTACGATAGTTGATGTTTGTCAACACGTTTGTTGCTCCACCTGTTTGACCTTCTAAATCATATGATGTGGTTAAGAAAGTAGTACCAGTGATTGAAGATGCGTTTGTTGATAAGTGGAAACCTTTAGTTGTTCCAGCTGCCGATGAACCTTTGTATTTAAATAAGTCTCTATCGTAAGTTGAATTATTAGTTGGGCTTGATAAACCAAAGTAAGTTCTTCTAACTTTATCACCTGAAGATAATACAGGTGTACCATCCGCTTGATAAGATGTGGTATCACCCGCGTTGTAGAAGGTTGTTTTATACATAACAGAACCTAAAGTATCCGAACCAAAAGTTGTGTTATTTGTAAATCCTTTGAAACCTGCAGGGTATGCATCAGATGGGTGGTTGTCAGCCATTGCTAACATAATGTATCTTGAACGTAATTCATATTCACCGTCAGATGTACCAACTTTTTTGGCCACATAACCAGGTAAATCTGGATTCATATTACATCTACCAAATTTTTCAAGTACAACGATATTATCGTCTGTGTCGTTAAAATCTCTAACTATTAAATCGAAGTCACCAGTGTTAACGTCAATGTTAATGATTGAAACTTTTACTTCATAGTTAGCGGAATCACCGTCTGATACCGTGATTACATCGAATAAATCATCAACTTCACCACCTCTTACTTCAGAAACGACAGTTGGTGTCATTGGTGTGTCCCAAGATGTTTTAAAGTCATTACCAACAGTTTCGTAAGATTCTGTCAAACTTAAACCTCTAATTAAACCTTGTTCGTAAGCTCTCGCTAAATAATTTGGATATGCTTCAAAAACGTAAATCGGAACATCACTTTTTAATTTGTCATATACGTCACTACCAAATACTTTTGTTACATATTTTGATGATGTAGTATCCATACTACAAGTGAACGATTTACCTCCACTTGTTGAACCTGTAACATTAACTGTAAATTCAGCTAAAGGATTTGTAGTAATTCCTGAACCTGTTACCACGAAGTTTGTGTTTGAGGTAGTTTCTAAATTCAAAGTTTGTCCGTTATATGAACCTCTTGGTCTGAAAGCTAAAACTACTTGTCCGTCGTATGCTGTGTTAAGAGTACTATTATAAGTGTATTTAGTTACATCAAATCTACTTGTACCACTATTGTAAACAAATAAGTAAGAGTAAACTTGCGTACCACCTGAGTTACAAAGTTTGTTAAACCATTCTTTGTTATTGTAGTTACTTGAGTTATCTAATCCTGTTAATGGGGAAACTTCTTCAAGTGACGCGGTTTGACCTGTTGTACCTGAAGATGGAACATTACCCATTACAAACCATTGTCCATGATTTGATGAAGTGTTACCACTAAAATTAGATACAATATAATCTGTAATATAATTTCCATCTACAGATATTTTATCTGATAGTTCACTATAAATTGTACTCGCAGTGATTGTTGTAGTTGTTGCAGACATTGTTAATCCTGTGGTTGTTCCACTAAGACTACCTAAAGTCACACCACCAATTGTTTTAACACCATATGTTTTAACAGGTAGATAACCAGTTAAACCTAATATTCTTGTTACAAATAATTGGTTAGATTCTTCTAAGTAAGATTTTGCGAAATATGGTAATTCATATTTTGGATTGTTGTTATTATCCTTCAATGGACTTGTTCCACCAAAATACGATTTGAATTCGTCAAAATTTGTTATTAATACAGGTTCAAAAGCGGGACCTTTTAAGGTTTCACCCACCAAACCTAATGTGCTTACCCCAACACTTTGTGCTACGAATGTTAAGTCTTTTTCAGATGTGTATACACCCGGAGATACAAAAACTCTATTTGAATTTGCCATTTTTAATTTGTTTGGTTAATTAATTTTATTTCTTTATCAATAAATATCTTTGTTTTTAGCAAAGATTCCCTTGATTTTTTTAAAAATGGTACTTATGGATACTAATTTATCCTTTAGTATCTATATTTATCTTTATCATGAAAAACACCTCGAAAAATATAAAGGTTAGTGAAAATCACCACCAAATGTTAAAAGAATATTGTGACAAAAATGGATTAAAAATTTACAAGGTTGTTCAGAAATGGATTGATGAACTTTGTAAAACAAACAAAGTTGTTGACACACCCAAAAGAAAAGACATTTACGGTGATTAATTAAATGTTGAACCAGTGGTGTAAGTAAATTCAAATTTTGATTTACCTATTGTACTAATATCCACTTTAGAAAACGAAGTTATACCTGACAACTGATTGTAGTTTTCTGATATTGTAGTTTGTGTTGTACCCGATAACTGATTGGTATCAATGAACAACGTTACAGATTGATTAATTGGAGAACCAGTAGTGATTAAAGAATCAGTAAAAGTTATCTTAACTGTTTTATCGACTTTATATTGAGACGTGGCAGTGTAATTCGCAATTATCGAGCCGTTTGAATATTCACTTTCGATTAATATATTGTTTGTTTTTTTCTTAATAGACGGAATCGACCTTAAATCAGGCTCCACCATGGTAATACTTCTGTTAATTGCGGGAGAAACTTCAAACTCTTCGTCATCAATTAAAAACCCTAACATTGTAAAACCGTAATTTTGAACGTAAAATCTTCTACCGTCTAAAGTATCCATCGGAGTATTATCTTCGATTCTATCTAATACAATGGGGATATAATGACCTTTTACTCGAGTGTATGCTTGACGAGATGAAAACTTTTGTAAAACCTTTTGATTGAACTTATTTATATCTCTGAATTTTGTGCAAACAATTGTCACATCAAAACTGATGTCGACCGCAATTGGTTGAGGTATTTTGTATATATCTGCACCCATTTGATTTCCATCCCAAGTCGGAACCGACGCATAAAAGAAATCTCTTCTATCAGGAATAGTTCTTTGAATAGATGGATTTGTACCTAATTGAACTTCGGGTTTTCTCACAACAGCGATAAATGGTAATTTAATATTTCCATCTTCATCACTAAAAGACCAATTATTGGTGTACTCACCCCATCTTTGAATTGTTAAAATTTTTGGGATTGTTGGTATTTGGTCTCCATCAGAAATTACTTTGAAATTTTCTTTAACAAATTCCAACATACCTAAATCAAGGTCATCGTGTAAAATAGAATCAGGAAGAAAAGTATCAGATTTAATAATCTCCTCTAACAATTCTTTTCTCCTACCTGTTATTGCAGGACCATCCGTATTTTGATTTACACCGTATACCTTAATGTCTTTTTTTCTTTTTGGTAATCCCATAATTAAATTCCTCTAAATTCTGATTCTTGAGCAATAGCACAAGTAATTGTTCTATAATGAGGTCTAAAACCGAACATATTATGTTTGTTATCGGAGGTAACTTTTCCGTCATTAACCACGGTATAATATCTAATTCTTTCTTCTGATTCAGGATATCCAATAAAATCACCATATCTGATGTCAATATCCATTTCTTCAAGATGTTTGATGTAAACAGAAATAGTCATATTACCGGGTTCCAAATACCTGTTCACACCTTTAGTGTACGATACGTTTTTGGGTTCTTCAATTTTAACCAATCCAAAAAATTCTGTAGGAGGTAAAAATTTAATTTGGTCTTTACCAACTTCACCATAAACATCATCAGTGTCGGTTTTTTGTCTATCCACTCTGAATAGAACTAATTTCATACCTAAATCACCATGCAGATATTCCTCTCCCATCTGAACATTTAAATCAAAATCAGTTTGGGAGAAAAATTTACTTAATCTGGTTATTGGTAGTTTATTCTTCATTTATTATAAATAGTTCATTTATTGATTCTATTTAAGTATATTTAACTTATTGTATGCAGAGTAAGATTCCTGAGATAGAAGCAAGGGAGATTTTATCCACCTACGAAGGTTTTAATAACCAATTGATTGAGTGGAAAAAAAAATTAACTGAATTGAAAAATTTTCAGTTAACGAGACCCCAAGCTGAGTATGTTTTAAAGTACCATGAGGTAGTACCTCGTGTTGCAAAAAAATATATTAACATCGTAGAAGGATTTGGTGAAAAACTGATGGAATCAAAACATCTAACAAAACCACCCGAAAAAATATGGTGTGAGAAACTTTTATGTGAAAGTGAAATGGCTTACCATATTTGGGGTAAAGTTTTTGAAACCGAAAAAAATTACTCAATGTGGGTTCCAAAATCCGCAATTATACAAGAAGAAAAAAAATTAAATCGAGTAGTTGATTATTCTCCATACGACAACAGACCTCCATTACCACACCAAAAAACTGCAATTGAAAAACTATTGGCTAATGACAAATACATTTTAGCCGATGATATGGGTTTGGGTAAAACAACCTCAGCTATTATTGCATCATTAGAAAGTGGAGCTAAAAAAATTCTAATAATCTGTCCCGCGTCTTTGAAAATAAACTGGCAGAGAGAGATTGAAAATTATTCTAATAAAAAAACTTTGATTGTGGAAGGTCGTAAATGGGGTTCAACATTCGACTATTACATTATTAATTATGATATTGTAAAAAATTATCATTCAATGGAAACTCCTGAAATTGGTCAGGAGAATAATAACTTAATCATTAATGAAAAATTTGATTTAGCGATAGTTGATGAAGCTCACTACATTTCAAACACCACCGCTCAAAGAACTAAATTAATAAACGATATCTTAAAAAACATTCCAAAAGTTTGGTTATTGACAGGAACTCCAATGACTTCAAAACCAATAAATTATTATAACCTTTTAAGAATTGTAAATTCAAACGTGACTTTAAATTGGCAGGGGTATGTTAGAAGATATTGTGGTGGGTACCAATTTACTGTTAACAAAAAGAAAATTTGGAATACAAATGGTGCAACAAATTTAGATGAACTTAGAATGAGGACTAAGAATCTTGTCTTGAGAAGGATGAAGACAGACATATTAGACCTTCCCGATAGAATTATTACACCAATTTTTTTAGATTTAAAAAGTACATATTACGATGAAGAGCTTGAAGATTTCTTGAGAATAACAAGTGAATCAAAAAACAAAGAATCCCTTTCTGTCACAATTAATCGTTTGATGAAAGTTAGACAAATAATCTCACAAGAAAAGATTGATTACACCTGTGAGATTATTGATAGGTGTTTAGAACAAGGAAAAAAGGTTATTGTGTTTACAAATTTCACAATGTCTTTAGATATGTTACATGAAAAATATAAAAAGAATGCCGTTGTATTGGATGGTAGGATGTCTAAGGATAAAAGACAACAATCTGTCGACCGATTTCAAAATGAAGATAAGATAAAGATATTCATTTCAAACATCGTTGCCGGTGGAGTAGGAATTACATTAACCGCTGCTGAAGTTGTAATTATGAATGACCTATCTTTTGTTCCCGCTCACCATAGCCAAGCAGAAGATAGAGCTTTTAGATATGGTCAAAAGAAAAACGTATTGGTTTATTACCCAATATTTGAAAATACTATTGAAAGAATAGTATACAATATGTTACAAAAGAAAAAAAATATAATCGACCAAGTTATGGGTGACGGTGATTTTTCTGAAAGTTTTGCACAATCACTTCTTAAAGAGATTCTTTAATGTTTCCATCATGAGGTCAATGTCCTCTTGTTTTTGTGAAATGTTTTTGATTATTTCCACCCAAGTGTCGTATATTTTTTCAATATCAAAGTTTTCACTACTTGACGGTAGATTAACACAAACTTTTCTTTCGTCGTTTAAAAATTTTAATTCAGTATCCTCTGATACCTCAAGTGAAAATTCCACATCGTTTTTAGAGCAGTACATAAAAAACTCAAAGAAAATTTTTGAGTTAAAAATGTCATCAATTTTTTCTTCCATTAACACATTGTTTTTATTATAGGTATACCAACCATTTAGTTGACTTATTATTGTATCTTCTTTGAGATATAAAAACACCATTTTTGTTGGTGTTACAGTATGAAATCTAAAATCATAATTTAAAGAAACCAACACCAAGAAGTCAATATTTTTACCTATGTAATCTTTTACATCTATTATGTTTTTAAAACTGTCTCCCTGAAATTTAACAACTTTACTTTGTATTCTTTTTACTTTCGAGTTATCCTCGTTATTGATTGTAAATAAATCACATCCATTTACCATATCAATAGTTGAACCTCTAGTCAAAGATGTTCTATAGATTTTTGCTGATTTTACATTCTTCTTAAAATAATGTTCAATACACAATTCACCATATGTGCCGGTTCCAATTGTCTTTGACGCGATGTGAAAAAGCTCATATAGAAAATCACTTGGACCAATCATTCTATGGTCGATTAATATCCTGTCTTTATATTCCCTAAACCAATTAAAATAGTTTTTTATTTCTTCTTCAATATAATTTGGTCGGTCGTCCTCAAAAGTTATCTCTTTTAAAGGTTCACCGTTTAGATTATTGATACCTTTTAAAAAATAATCTTGGAAAATCCACTCGTTTAATTTTTCAATAATCTTTATATTGACAAGATAGTTAGTGTTAAATTGATTGACTGGTGACCAAGAGCGTTTAAGGGTCAAAACACCGTAAGTACCGTTTTTTTCACAGAAACCATATTGGTTTTTATTCCGATAACATTCTTTGAACATATTACTCCACTCGTCCATAAAAAGGTCCTTAATTGGTCCTTTTATTGTACAAATTCTTTTTACGTGGTTTTCTATGTTTCTTAGGTTTCCGGCGGAATACATCAATAGTTGGAATATTAAAACAAATATAGTGATATTTATTGATAAATCAAAATTAATGTCTACAACTGTCATTTCAAATACTGAAAAACAA